CCGGGATAAACCCGACTTTCTTTTTTAATTACCAGCCTGAAAGAAGCTAGCAATTTGTTGCTCTCGAACGAGAGCAGATGACGCCCTTTCGGCGTCCACTGACAACCATGTGTCGTGCAGTGTTGAGGTGATGAAGAGGTCTTCCTCTTCGACGAGTAGGGCCCAATCACGGTCCCTTGCGGATATGGACACTGGATTGCATACGTCGCAATCACAGTAATCATCATAAAGACACATTTGTTTCTCCTTAGAAACAGGGCTTAATTGCCCATTAAAAAAAGAAAGCCACAGGGACTACCCCCCACTATGGTACGAGGACCTAGTGTGTGTAGAGGGTAGTGCCTATAGCTACGGTATACTGGGGTATACAGGGGTGAGGACATAGCCCTTGGTACGTGGGGTCACTATGCATGGTGTGTATACCCAGGATTAGGCATACCTACCATGACATAGCCCTACTGTGGATAGATGCTCCCAATGGAGTTATCATCTACTGAGCCCAACAGCAGGCCACACCAAGGGGTGTATCAACACCCTCTTCTTATTCATGTACCCATACGTGTGCTATTACTAGAACATGGGGGGTACATGTATTGGAGACTTGTGTGTAGACTTGACCTAGGGACGCTACTCCCGACTACACACCACCACACCTACTCATGCTATGGTACATGAACAGGTGCTGTGCCCTGTGGAGTGAGGACTAAGGGAGTACACACTGGGCGTACTCATAGTGTACATTGCATACACTAGTCTCACTACACTCACCACTTGCATGGTGATGGGCTAGACATGTCAAGGCAGGGCATACTCATGATCGTAGTGTAGGGAGGATTAGTCCCCGTCATCATCAATGAGTACTAAGATGTGTACACACTAGGTAATACACATAATAGTACTTGCATTGAGCACTACTGCTATCAAGAGTACGATGCCAAGGCATGTCTCTCCAGAATCGATGAATGGGCTGTCTCCTAGCAGCCTCATCCACCGATGAAGACGATTACTTGGGACAACCCCAAGCATCATCTACTCCTTCAGGGAGCATTAAAAAAAAAGAAAACCGACCCCGGGGTCATTGAACGTTGTAGGTACCCTAACGACTACATTAAATACTAGCCACCCTCGTAAATAATTTTGAGAATCCTCCCCTAAACCCCTTTTTTCGCTAAATCTATAATAATAATTATCTCAGAATCGCCGCATATAGGCATTTTCATTGCCTTTTATTTTTTCTTGTGTTATTTTCCCTTCTATGGCAAACAAATCACCTAAACAAATACAGATGGAATCTGTCCTCTCCTCCCTCTCTGCAACGCAGAAACGGCTCAAAAATTCCGGTTTCGAACGAACAACCGGCTTGCGCCAGTCCATGGGCGACGACTGCCCTTACTATCTAAAATCCTTAAATTTATTTTTTAAGAACGATTTAGTTGATTTAAAACATCTTCTGATTAAACTGGTAGAAGAAATCGATGCCCTTGAGAGGTCCTAGAATGGATTCTAAGAAACGAAAAGAATTAGAAGGTGAATCTACGTTTACCTCTGAGAACCGTGAGAGAAAGGAACTAGTGACCTTAGGGGGTACAGCACGTACTGTTTCTGGTAAGCTAACCAAGTCAAACTACTTTAGGTTCCTTCAGCATGATCTCGACAACTATGAAGACATCGAATTAGATGCAAAAGAAGCTAAAAAGATCCATACCCATCTGAGTAAACTCAGCACTGGCTCTACAGCCATGGTCCCGATCTACTGTGCAGGGTCTAAATGCCCCTTTGCACAACGTTGCCCCCTCGTTGAAATAAACAAGGCCCCCGTGGGCCGTCAATGTATCATCGAGGTCCAGCTTCTACGCGAATGGACCCTCCGTTATTTCGAAGAATACGAAGTAGATCCTAATAATTTCACTGAAATTGGCTACATTAACGAACTAGCAGAGATTGAAATCCTCTTAAATCGCTTAAATATGAACTTAGCTAAGCCTGAAAACGCAGAATTAGTAATAGATCAGGTTGCACACATCAGTCACGACGGAACACCCATCCTCCAAAAGCAATTATCTCCTTTTATGGAACAAAAGGAACGTCTCCAAAACCGACGAAGCAAGGTAATTAAGCTAATGGTCGGAGACAGACAGGAAAGATACAAGAAGGAATCAGCACTAAAAGTCAAAGTTGATCAGGATCCCTCATCTCAGATGGCAAACATGAGAGGTAAACTCGAAGCTTTACAGAGAAACCTACAGCTTGCGGCGGGAGAGGGCTCCTCTATACAAAAGGAGAGCAAGATGACTCCCCAAGACTTAATCGATGCTGCTATTGAAGAATAGTGGCAAGAGTAAAAAGAAGGAAAAACCCTAATAGAATATTTTGGGATACTGAAACCACTGGTGTAGGTAAAGTCCAGAGGGGTTCCCACGCATTAAGATCTGCAATTATCGAGATAGGCTTTGCTAGTGAAGGTCGTACACCTGAAAGCCTACAAGCTGCTCCTGCTGAAGAGGAGATGTCTATTTGGTCTTTCAACACTGTTTGGCAGGCCCTTGAAAAAGACAGAAGAGTTAAGCTCATGGATCAAGCTCTCCAAACAGAGCAACAGATCCTAAGAACATTCCTAAAACATTTAAATGATGCTCCTACTGGTTCTGAACTTATTGGTTGGAATACGGGCTACAATCCTATTGTAGCACTTCCTGGTTCAAAAATGGCTGGATATGATGTGACCATGGCAACAACCAGAGCTGCCATGTACGGAATGGAGCAGGAATTCAAAGAGGCTTTTGCCAGACACGAAATTCGAGATATTGGTGCTGAATTTGCTGTAGGGCTCGTCAGGGGTCTTTATGAGGGTCAGGGCGACCCAGCTATCAATAGATTGTTTCAAGCCGGTATATTGGATCCTGCAGCTATTCACGGCAGGAAAATGGTTATTACCAATGAGTTCCTTCGTTATAAGCTTTCTGAAGGAATAGACATTGAGGAAGTCATCAAGAATCTAGATAAAGACATCCTGTCTCAACTCACTCCAAGTGGATCAATCGAAGAGACCCTAAACAAGATAGCTAAGCTAACTGGTAAAGAAGCAATTAAAGGTGAGTCAGCAATTCACAAAGACCTACTGCAACAGGCCTATGGTTACTATCAGCAGATTAAAATCTCTGAAGCTATGATTGGATCAACCGATGAGCGTGAGTTAGCTAGAAATCTCTCTCAAAGAGATAGGAGATTTGCTGGTTGGGCTCAAGAAACAGTCATGCAGTCTTTTATGGATCACTTTAAGAAGTGGACTTACGACCCAGTAACAGGAGCTAGATCTGAAAATTTAGATCACCCGATTGTTAAGGCTTTTGCAGAGCAACAAGGCGTGACCCCCAAACAAGCTTGGAAAACTCTTACAGGTCCCCAGGCTCACTTAGCTGCTGAAGATATTAAGCTCATCATGGCAATGATGGATGAGGTCGAAGGTATTGAGTCTATTATGGCTGATCCTGAAGCCGGAAAGAGATTTATCTCTCAGTGGGGTCACCATGCTCAGATGAAAAAGATGAAAAGCAGTGCCTTGTGGGGTGGTGTTACTGGTGATGCGTTAGCATTGTTGAAAAAACCCAAAGACGGTTCGGCTCCTTTTCAAAACCTAACTGTTGAAGCAAGATTCTTTAAAGACCTAGCAGAAGACCTTCGTGTTAAATACGGGAATATTCCAGGCTTAGATTACGAGGAGGAGCTAAGGAACCTCCAGCCAGGAGAAAATCTTGAAGATAAGTTCAATCTAAAAACTACCAAGAAGATTGAAGAGTTTGGTATTCGTCCTGATGGTCTTAAAGACGAGATTAAAGAAAAGATCCAAGATAGCCTTTTAGAGGCAAAGTGGAGTAAGGGAAAGATAGCGGGGATAGCTACAGGGGTTATTGCGGCTTCAATTACTTATAACGCAATAGACCCCCTGGGTGGTGGAAATGAGAATAGTCAGGAATTTATAAGGAGTGTAGACTCCTATTGGCAGCACACTCTACTTGGTATTCCTAAAATTTCCGGGAGCGATGATCAATACAATACCATCCAGGGTCTTCGTCATGGGCGAGCCGCAGGCGACTTAAGAGAAAGATACACCGATTTTGGTTCTGGCTGGGATCCTAATCGTGGAGTCGCGGAAGAACAATCAGATCCTGGCTTCTCTCTTCAACCTCAACTTGAGATTTTTGGGATTAATCCTCAGAAACAAGAGAAAGATCAAATTTTACGATTTCGACGAACGGATCAGCATGAAAAAAATACCACTCTTGTTGGTTATCTTAGGGACTTTATCGCTGAGGGGGCTAATGAACCCCCGCCGATTGTGGACCCAGCTTATGGGGTTAATATGGATCCCCGTGTCATGGAGTTCAGAAGGAATGTCCTTCAGGATCCAGAAGCATATGCAGACTTTCAAGAAAACTATAGAGCAGCACAGCAAGAGGGTCGAGACAAACTAGGCAAGCTCTATAGGCAAGATATGTTTGAGGAGGATCTCTCTAATTTTCAAGGGGTTAGCCTTCATGCTTCAAATCTTCGGGCGATCTCTCTTAGAGACTTTACTGTAGAGGTAGAGGATGCAGATACTCTAGTATTAAATCGAAAAGGGCTTTCCAATGCCCTTGAAAAGCCAATCATGGTTCGTTTATCAGGAATCGATGCCCCCGAGGTTGGTGGTCACGGTCATGACCCTATGGCTCCTTGGCGTATAAATCAAGAGCAGCCGTATGGTAAAGAAGCAACAGATATCATGACAAGGCTTGTTGAAGAACAAGAGAATCTCAGCATCCTTATAGATCCTACACAAACAACTTATGGACGATATGTTGGTGCTGTTTTTGGAGATGAAGGACAATCGCTAAACCTTGAGTTGATAAAGCAGGGTGCAGTTTCTGCCTTGCCTTGGGGAGATAGAACTGGTGATATTTTAGATAGAACAATCGCTGAACAATATGAAACTGAAGCTTATGAAGAAGAACGCGGGATGTGGAGGAATACACGTTATAAAGCAACTAGGCAAATGGGTAAGGTTCTTGGAACAGACATCACACACAACACCTTCACTGACGTAACTAAGCTAGCAAAGAAACCTGCATTAGCAGAATATGCACATTACCTATATTCAATGCCTAGAGGCAGCTATCAAGAATTAGATAAAGCAGACAAGTACAATATACGACAAATGTCTAAGAATCTAAACAGACAGGGCATTGGAAATAAAAGACGCCCGGTCTGGCAAAAGGGTTACAATAAACAAGGACGAACTTACAAACAAAGATCAGCAAGAAATCCTTACATGCCCCTGACCTCTGCAGATGCTGCCTATATGAATATTGAGGGCTTAGGCCATGGAGGCATGGCTGGTGTCAATAGATCTGAGACTGGATTCGGCTCACCCTTCAATCTCGTTAAGTCTGCTCAACACGGAATGGAGATATCAGGTGAGTTAAGTAAACCATGGTTGAAATCAGACGGATCTATTCCTAGGCCTGGAACTCAAGATGAATCTTTTAAACCACTAAACACATATAAACTCCTTAAAAGTGCCAGTACCCTTCACAACCTAGGGCAGGTTGGTCAGGGTACTGACAAAGAGCAAGCGAAGTATCTTTCTACTCAGATCGCTGCCAAAGGTCAAGAGCTAACTAAAAAAATAAGTGACTTTAACGAATTCCCTAGCAAACGCTTGGAAGTTCAAACAAAAGTTCCAAATTATGCTAGCAAAAAGCAATTGAGTGGTGTAGAGTCTCAGTTATCCGGCATGATGGCAGGGCAACATGGAGCAAGCGAATCCCGTAGAGCCCAGAAGCTAGCAGGCTGGCACCAGTCTCATCGTAAAGCAATTGAGCTTGCGAGTAGGCATGCACACAACCCAGGCAAGCGATCCAGAATGGGCAAAGGTGCAGAAGATTTCCCGTTGGGAACTCTTTCTTGATTTATTTTATATAAATAATAATATTAATTAGTATTATTATAACTAACTTAAACTAATATATATAATTAAAATAAATATTTTATTAATTACTAATTTAGTTACTAATCTTATTATTAAATAACTAATTACTTTACTAATATATTTTATATAAAGAGGAGATTGTTAAATATGGGTTTTGCTAAACTTTTAGGAGGCCTTACCGGTATAAATAGACAAAGCACTCTTAGGGCCTTAAGCCAAAGTAACATTGGTGCAATTGCGGGAGAAGCTTACCGGCTTAAAAATATCAATGCTGAACAGTTTGCTGCTAGACTAACTCCAGAGAATGTACAAGATTGGTTTGCTACTAGAATTTTTGGAAATAGGAATCCTTCAGGGAATCCAGTCAGGTCTCCTACACAATCAAGGTCTGCTCGACCAGCAGGGGGATCGGGGGCTCATGCTCCACGACTTGAAAGTAATGGGCCAGCTCAGATTCGAGGAAACGTTGCAACCCCAGAAACGAATCCAGCCAGATTGCTGGGGGGTCGAACCCCAGAAACAAACCCAGCTAGATTGCTGGGAGCGGGCTCAACAGAGTACCTTCCCCCTTTACCCCCCGGCTCTGATACGCAAGCTTTGGTTCGGGGTAGTTCACGAGGTCCATTAGCGACACGAGGTCAACAAGGACTTGCTACAACAGGCTCTTCTTCAGGTCCTCAAGGGCTTGCTACGATACCCGCCTCGGCAAGAGCCTCGGCAGAGGGGTATGGAGACAATTGGACACGAAATTCAAATAGGCTTTACAAAGCAGGCAAGTGGGTAGCTGACAACCCTAAGAAAACATTAGGGGCAATAGGTGCCATGGCATTAGCTGGACCTATAGATTCTGCAGCTGGTTATCTACATGGAGGTCCAGGTTACGGTGGGTATATCGGGTTTGGGGAAGGCCCACAAAGAGGAAGAAGCGCCCTTCAGGGTGCGAGAACTAATACAAATTTCCAGGCTCAACAAATGGGTCTTAGTGAACTTCGGAGCAACCAAGTATCTGCACAATACTCCTTATCTGTCCCACAAAGCCGTCAGAGACGCGGAAGCTCTAATCTTAGGGCAAGTACCCAAGGCCTCACTCTCGGCCTTCACCAGGGTAGACACGGAGGCTATTGATGGCTAGTGCTTTTGGAGCCCGAGCTGCAGATTTACTCGGCAATACAGAGAACTACCTCCCAGGAGGAGTAGCGGATTGGTTTGGTAAAAACAATACCCGTTCTCAAGTGGGTAAACATTTCGCTTCAGCATTTGGTTGGGATTTTGATTTCAAGCCAGGAACCATGCAAATGGGCAAGGGCAATGGCTGGATGGGCTCAAAAATCTTACAAAAACATGGGGCGCATAAGGCTTTTCTCACAGTTGGAACTGGGTTTAAGAGAGCAGCATTCAGCGGGATGGCTAGTTTGTTTTTTACTGGCTACGATGCCTACCTGGGTTACCAAGAAGAAGGAGTTTGGGGTGCAGTTAAAGGTGCTGGAGAAGGCATGCTTATTGGTGCTGCTTTCAACAAGGCAATCCCTGCTGTTTTTGGTCCAGGATGGCAAGGAGCAAAAGCCGGGTTTGCACTGGGGCGAGGAATTGGGGCTGCTGGTGGCATGGGCAACGCGATACGACATGCTCGCTCAGGAATGGGGGCAGCAAAAGCTACCTCAAGTACCGCACTCGCTGTAAGAACCGCAGGTGTTGGGAACGCCCTGGTTAAGGCGGGCACTATTGGAAGGGCAGCTACTGCTGGAGGGTTAGCTGGATGGGCTTGGGGTATTGGCTTGGGTGGTGTGGGAGCTGTAACAGCCACACTATTGAGTCCTATTTCTTTAGCGGTAATGGGAGCGACAGCAGTTGCAGGACAAGCAGCTGATTTCTATGAGAGAGGAACGAAGGCAGGAATGAGAGAAAGACAAGTTAGGAATTTAGAGATGGGAGCCCCAGTTGCAGATCCATTTGGGACTATCTCTACTCTAAGGCAGAGGAGCTTATCTGCACTACAAAATAGTCACGTAAACGGAAGAATGGCATTGGGCAATGAAGCAGCCCTCCTCCATTCTAGTTTCTAAGAGGAGTGAGTCATGGTTTCTGCATCATCAGCACAAGATTTTTTCAGTAATATCGTTGGGAAAGGTCGAGGTTATTCCGGAGTAGACGGTATGGAATCTGGAATGGGTTCAGATATGTTAAAGGCGGCATTTGATTTTGCTGGCAAAAGTGGAGTTCATGCCGGAACAGCTGCTGGAGCTGCTGCAGGAGCTGTAGGTGGAATATTAAGCAGTGATCAAGATCAATCTTGGTACACAGGAGCTGCACAAGGAGCTTTTGCTGGAACTCAGTTGGCAAGGAAAGGCTTAAGTGGGAGAGGAGTGGCTGGAGCTGTCATGGGTGGTCTATACGGAATGGCAGCAGATGATACGAGCATAATGGGTGGGGCATTAATGGGTGGCTTGGGAGCTGGAGCAGGTGTAAGATATGCAAAGCACGGCTTCAAAGCAGGAAGAAGAGCCCCAGCAGCCTATAGAAATAAAAAGGGAGCAGCAACAAAGAGAGGTGTCGGGGGTAGGGTCGCATTCGGAATGAATGCTGTACAAAACGCAGTTAAAAGAGATGTGGGCTTTGGTTGGAGAAAACAGAATCCGATTAGGAAAAACAGATCAGGTGGAGCCAATGTTCGCCACCAACCAGCGGGCAAGTCACAGTTGCAACTTCCCGCAGCTCGTGGACCTAGGCGTACAAGTGGTGGAGCAATTCCACTTGGCGGGGGCGGAGGTCCTGCACCACAAGCTAAATCAAGGCCACCAGCTAGAAATCAATCTTCAGGTAGTACAGCACCTGCACCTGCAGCAGCTCCTGCAGCAGCACCTGCAGCTAAAAGACCCTCAAATAAATTTCAAAAAGACTTAGATAGGTGGGGGGTAGACACCTCTGGTGTGTTCCCAATGAATCTTGATTCTGACGACATAATGCATAACCAAAAGCTGGCACAGGACCCAGAATATGGTAAATCCTGGTGGAAGGGTGTACGCTAATTAAAGAAAGGATAATAAGTGAGAGATCTAAATAATTGTGATCAAGAATGCTTTAAGTGCATTAAGAACTATAAAAATAAACATCAGTTAATTCAGGGACAATCTTTTGAGGTCAATTGCGAAGGCATTCCTGATGAGTATATCCCACTACATATTCTAGATGATATCCCAGAAGAAGAAAAAGGGATTGCTCTTGCAATGGTTGACCCCGTTACCTGGGCTAAAGAAACACTGGATTGGCATTGTTTGGATTTGGATGGTGAGGTTTGGAAACGAAAGAATCCAGATGAATATTATGCTTGGTTAGAAAAGAATCCTAGCGAAAGTATTGCAGGCAAATCAAGATATCATCGTCCCTATCAGGCAACTATGCTCAGATGCAGTGCGAAACGTAAGGTTTTTCGCATCGGTCGTCAAGCAGGAAAAACTGAAACTTTGGTTATTGCGATGTTGTACGCTTTGTTTACAAAACCAGGGATTCCAGAATCAGAGGGATTTAAAATTATTTTAATCACTCCTTATCAGGCACAAATCGATTTGATTTTTAATAGAATGATGCAGCTGGTTAGATCTAGCTCTGTTACTGCGAATTCGATTAGGAGAAATGTTAAGGCTCCGATATACACAGTTGAATTACATAACGAATCAATCATTAGGGGTTTTACTGCAGGGACTAAGTCTGGTGGTAATGCCGAGGCTGTTCGTGGACAGCATGGAAATATGCTTGTATTCGATGAAGCAGATTATCTGAGTTCTGGAGATATGGATGCTGCCCTAAGCATTATTACGAACTATCCAAATGCAACAGTTTGGATGAGTTCTACTCCGTCTGGTAAGCGAGAACGTTTTTATCAGACATGCAGTAGCAGAATTTTCAAGGAATATCACTACACATCTCAAGTTAACCCTATGTGGAATGATGAGCTTGAGCATTTGTTCAGAGAACAATTAACTGAGATTGGTTACGATCATGAGATCCTTGCCAACTTTGGTGAACAAGAACAAGGTGTTTTTCAAAATAATTATATCCAAGCAGCAAAACAAAGATACGAGTACGGAGATTTACCTTATAAAAATACCTGGACCTATACAATAGGTGTTGATTGGAATGATATTGGAAACGGCACTACCATTTCTGTTCTTGGATTTAATCCAGCAGAAAATATATTTTATGTAGTGGACAGGGCTGTTGTCTCAAGGGATGGCTGGACTCAATTAAGTGCCTGCCACAAGATTGCAGAATACAACCGATTGTGGAGACCTATTGTGATATATATTGATGCTGGTTTCGGAGGAACACAATATGAGGTTTTGAGAAAGTATGGTTTTGATTCTCTAAGTGATCCATCAAAGGGACCTACTCATCCAGATTCTCGACTTAGAGATATAGTTAAAAAATATGATTTTGGTAGTAAGGTTGACGTACACGATTTATTTACTAAAAGATTAACTAGTAAACCTGCAAAACCGTTTCTTATTGAGAGTACGGTTCGTAGATTTGAATCTAACGATATTCGTTTTCCACAAAGTGACGAGAAGCTAGAAGCCCAATTGCAAGGATACATTATCGATAGGATCACTCCTACGGGAGTTCCTGTTTATAAGGCGGGAGATGAATCTGCTGGAGACCATGCTCTAGACGCATTGATGCTATCTGTGTTAGGGTTTACTCTTGAAGTCACTCCACTGGGAAAACCAAAGTATGATACAGGAATCGCTTTTTCTGGAAAATTTGGACAAGGGCTGGATGCTTTAATCCATGAAGGGGATACAGTTGTGTATCCAGGAAATAGAAAAGAAAAATTGCAAGAAGAAAAAGAGGGTCATAGACCTGCAACGGGAAGGGATTCTATAGTAAATAAACAAACTTCACTATTGGGAACTCAAGGTTCTTTGCCTGCATCGAATACCCACAAAGGAAAAGAAAGTGTTGGTCTGTGGGCTTGGCAAGGATTTGGTCATGATGCTCCAAAACCAAGAGTTAGAACTCTTGGTGAAGCAGAAGGTGACGCCAGGAAGAGAACAGGTTTGAGACCGAAACTATCCAACAAGCCTGTTAGAAAAAAAATATAATTATTTTTGGGAGTTAAAATGACATTTACAGTAAAAAAAATAGATTCAACTACACCGCTTAGTACTGAAGGTACTTTTACAAATCCCCTGTGTTTCACTTTTGATGGAATAGTTGGGGGAAGTAAGCGAGCGCAGCTTTTAGTTGAAAATTCAGGATCCAGCGATGAGAGTAGTCTTCAAGTGCAAACCATAAATAATACTGAACTAAACGGATTAACTATGGAATTCAGTCTAGATGGTGATAGCTGGCAGTCGCAGCTTTCTCTTCCGACTATCGAAGCGGGAGAATCTCTAACCTTCTGGATGAAGGTTGATATTCCAGCAGGTCAGTCAATACAGTCCCTACAAGGGGCAAAATTACAGGTAGCTTGATGAGCAATAAATTAGATTACGAAACTAGAGATTTATTGGAGTATCGCCCAGATATCCAATTTATTGAACCAGAGGTTCAGAGTGAGCAACCACCAGAGGAGTTGTACAAAACTCATATAGATCCTCAGACCCCCGTGCTTGTGGCAAAGGGAACTCAAAAATTTGCAGAAAATATAGAGAAAATTGCAGAGTCTGTTCAGGAAGAAGCAGATAAATTATCTAAAGGTTTCTGTATTACCTTGGATAGAAAAAGAGATTACACTGCCATCATGGCAATGAGAAGACATTATCCAGATGATGATCCTTTTAAAGTTTGCTATGAACAGTACAAGCAATGCAAAGAACATTTGAGAGAAATTGCAAATGGAACTGCAGGAAAAATGCTAACAGCAGTATCAGAAGAAACGATTAAAAAAGAAAAAGCAGCGATAGGGAAAGCCTTTGGTGGAGGCTCTACAAATAGAGATTTGAGTGCAATCTTTGAGAGCATTGGTCCGAGAAGTGATATGCGACCCTCCAAGGACTTGCTGGAGCCCTTGGATATAGAAGAATTTCAAGATCTGGCCTTAAGGCAATTGGCCAATATGCTATGGAAAAAGTTTATCAAGCCGGTAATCCCCTTGCCACCAGGAATCTCTTTCTTGCCAGATGAGATCGCTCCTATGCCTAAGGGGGCAATTACTCCTGATCAGATGATGGGGAAGAAATAGGATGGAGTCTTTTGGACCTACATATACTGCAGACTGTCAGGTTATAGTCAAGGCCTTTGAGAAGGCAGCTATTTATTCTACAGATCCAAGATCTGTATATTCAATGACTACTCCGATCATAAGCAAGATTAGGTCTGATGCTAGAAATGCTCAAGATCAATTCCAGGGACAATTCGATTTTTCAGATAGTTTAGAAAGGGAAAAGATTCCACAGAATGAGGGAATGAATAAAATAACAAATAGTTATGATAATTCAAATGCCTTTGATTTAGCCACTCTCAATTCTGAGGAGAGGGATTATTTTCAAAACCTAGCTAACTCAGCAAGCAATAATATCTCGAATAATCCAACAGACAAATCCCAAGACACAGAAGGAACAAACAGGATTGCTGATTTTCTGTATGGGAAAGAAGGCCAAGAAGGAAACAGCACCCAAGACTGGATGAGTGATTGCATTCCTTGTGAAAATAGGATAAGGGCTGCCGGTGAATTTGTTAAAGAGTTCTTTACAGGAGACGGAACAAATGCTGTTGATCAGTGGTTAGAGCTACAAAAGCAACATCTATTTGGAGCTGTTCAGAAGTTAAAATCCATACTTGATATGTTTAGGAAGCAGGGAAGCGATGCCCTGCATAGTATCTGTGCGTTTTTTGATCAGTTTAATACTTTCAGATGTCCTTCAGACATCCTTGTAATGATTAAAGCTCTATCTGGTCTATTATTTAAAATTTCGATTGATCTCCTTGGAGACTTTAATTTTATAGCAGATTTAGTTGCTGCACTGATTACTCCCATTCTAAGTACGGTTGTGCAATTATTGAAGAATCTTATCCTAGCTATAGTTGATCCTATCTGGTGTATTATTGACAGCTTGCAACAGCACATGATGGTAGCAGTGCAAGCAGGTTCAGAGTTGACGGAATTTGCTGAAGACGTTACTGGTCGAGCTGGACTTGGTATAGGAATGAGTGCAGCAGATAGGCTTCCGAGAGACCCTTCGAATGTTAATAAAGACTGGAGCACTATGGATAAAGTTGAAGCGGCTTTAAGTAATGCAACTCCAGAATACGAAGAAGCTACAATTATGAGAAAGAAACACCCCTGGGCTCCAGATATGTCCATGGAAGTTCCAAAGGTTAAAAGTCGAACAGATGATAGGATTTCTCTTTTTGAACACAAAGCAAAATCAGAAAATGATTGGACTTATGCTTACTTTCTTGAACTGGATCAGAAAAAAGCAGTTATGGATGAGCTTATTCAGCAAGGTTCGTTAACTGAAGATGATGCGGAATATAAGGCAGTTAAAAAAGAATGGAATGATGCAGATCTCAGAAGGCACATGAAGAAGACTCAAGATATTATTGATGCCTCAGAAGAACTTCAGCAAAAAGCAGATAGCTTTATACGTGTAACGATAGAAAATCTTATGGAGTTTTGCTTGTGGATAGAGAATTTGTTTAGAGATACCATCCTTGAATTTGGCAAGTTGGTAGGGGATTCTTTCACTATGGAAATGGGATTTTTAAATAAGTCAGGTCAGAAGCTTACAGCGATACAATCCATACTACTTTTAAGTACCTTGTTGAAATGGGATGGAAAATGTGACAATGAAGAGAAATTACAAGAATTGTTAACTGAAGTTTATGGATACGGTTCAAAAACAGTTATCAAGTCAGAAGATGGAAAGATAAAGATTGTAGATGAGGAAACGGGTCAATTTGCCGGACCAATTGCAAAGTGGACTGCTCTCGATATAGGGGAAACGGGAGACATGAAAATGGATACAGCTCTCTCTTCTTTACAAGAAAAGTTTACATCTCCCACAGAGATGGTATTTTCTTGTAATAAATCAACATCTTCCGATGTAAGCACTGCTCAAGTTAATCAGTGGATCCAGGAACTACAAAACACAACGACATAAAAGGGGTTTTTCATGAAAATATTTGGAATAGAATTTAAATCAAAAAAAGAAGAAGTGCAAGTTGAAGTCATTGAGGACAAGGTTCCTGAAGTAAAGGCGATCATTCCTGTAAGTAAAAGACCTGCGATTGTTCCTCCTGTTCGAGATCCTGCACTTTCGTATTATTCAAATACGGGAATATCAAGAAGAAGTACTTTCCAATTACCAGAATATGACCTTGCTGAAATTGGAAGAGTTGAAGATGTTGAGAGTTTCGTTCGACAAGCTTTTGATAAGAAGGTTGCTCTTATGTTTAAAGAGGGATGGGATTTTATTGGAAAAAATCCAAAAACTTTGAAATATGTTCAGATGAGATTTGATCAGATTTCTCAAGCCTCAAACCTATCTACTGCTGTTTTGTTTCGAAATGTTGGTTCTTCCTTGATTAGAAAATCGAATTGTTTTGTTGTTAAAGTTAGGAAGCTAGAAGCCTCAGGTGGAAAGGTCCGAACTGCCGCAGGAAAGAAAACTCCACTCCTTCCAGTCGCTGGCTATTTTGTAGCTCCTGCAGAAACGATGGAGTATAGAGTTTCTGGAAATAGGGTTTCAAAGTGGCGTCAAAGAATGCCGGATGGGACAAAGAAAGAATACAACATTAGCAATGTTGTGCATTTCCGTATGGATAGCAAAGAAGGTTTTGTATTTGGAACCCCAACTATTGTTCCTGTTCTTGATGATATTCGTGCCTTGAGAAAGATTGAAGAAAATATTGAACTTCTGGTTTATCAACATTTATTTCCTTTGTTCCAATATAAAGTTGGAACTCCTGAGGCTCCAGCAGGAATTACAGAAACAGGACAAAGAGAGATAGATGTCGTAAGACAGGAGATTCAGTATATGCCGTCCGAAGGTGGAATCGTAACTCCTGAACGTCACGAGATTTCAACTATTGGAGCTGAAGGTAGAGCACTCAGAGCAGAGGCGTATTTGGAGTATTTCAAAAAGAGAGTTATTAGTGGTCTTGGAATCTCTGCTGTAGATCTTGGTGAAGGTTCAACTTCAAACAGATCGACTGCAGACAACATGTCTCGTAACCTCATTGATTCAGTTAAGAACATACAGCAGGTTATGGAATCTTTGATTAATCAATATATCATTAATGAGCTTTTATTAGAATCTACTTTTGGAGATGAGGTTCTTGATGAAGAGAATATCGTTAAATTAAAATTTAAAGAAATTGATATTGATGCCCAAATCAAAAAAGAAACCCATATGGCTGATCAATTTAGTAAGGATATGATTACTCATGATGAAGGTCGTAGACGTATGGGTTATGAACCTCTAGTTATCCCAACTCCTCAGGAAATTGATAACGAGCAGGATCTTGCAGAGAATTTTCCTGAATGGCACAAGACTCGTTGGAAGATGTTCCAGATGCCAACACTGTTGATTCAGGCACTTGATGAGCCGTTTTCTCCAGTGGCAAAAGCTCTAGCAAAAGATAACTCTGTCAGTATGACTTCCGGAGATTTTAGTCAGGCAAGCAGCGAAAAGCAAACAAAAGAGTTGGAGCTTGTTAAGGCAAAAAAACCAGACCCGAAGCCAGCTGTGAAAAAGGATGGTTATTTGACTAGCACCTTTATACAAACAAGACAGGATGTTATCTACAGGGTTTCAATGAAAAACAAATTGGAACAAGATTGGATTGCAGCCCTTATCAGAAGTGAGCTGCTCACAAGTGTACAGACTTTACTTTCTGAACAAATGATTGCATATAGAAATGGCTATGGAAAATACGCAAGTGTATACGACCCTATATTTATAGAAAGTGTTATTCCTGCTAGAACATTCTTTAGGGATCGATTAGAGCGTTATATCTATAGGTTGACAGAAGAGATTATTTCTTCTTTAAAAAGAAACGTGACAGAAGGAACACCGCCACAAGAAATGACTGCCAAGACTAGAGCAATTTTTGATTCTTTTGAGTTTAGAACTAGATTCATTGAGGATGTGGAAATTCGAAAAGCATTTAATTTTGGTGAAGTTATTGCACAAAGAGATATTGGAATTCAATCGCTTTATGTGTATAGTGAGAATGGAACATGTGAAATGGGGAATGCACTAAAGGGGAAACAAGTACAATTAGAAAATATAACCCTAGAAGATGTCCCTCCCTTTCACGCAAAGTGTAGCTACACTCTTGTCCAGAATATTTGAAAGAATAAGTTGTATTAAATTTAAAATCGTTGTAAAAACTTGATTCTTTTAGGAAATAAGTCTAATATAGGAAATTGACACCCCTAAAAATATTAGATAAATAAAAATTAGATTAGATAGATTAGATTAAAATTAGAGCCCTTTGTATCGGAGCAATACTCTTATGAGCAATCAAAACTATCTAAAAATCACAGACTTAGTGAGATTTTCACTAATTGATCAAAGTCTAATTAGTGTGCGTGATGATTTTCATAATACCCCAAATTTGGAAAATGCCAAGAATCTCAAGAGAGATAATTTGGGAAGTTTACTGTCTCTAGGCCAAACAAATCCGCTAAGACAAGGCTTGCAGGTAAGAATTGCTGCAACCCATGCTGGTATAATTACCAGAAATAATGGATTTTATTTGCCTGACAGTATGAAAAAAGGAGCCACTTCTTTTACCGATGGTTATCCCAAACCAGTTTTACTTCATCATGAGGATCATAAAGATCCAGTTGGAAGGATTGTAGCTGCTAGCTATAAGGACACTTCACATGGTGTAGGAGAACATTACAATGGGATGCTTGTAAAAAACAAGTACGGAGAAGAAGTAGGAACTATCACAGACACCCTTATAAATGATTTTGTAAACAACCGAATGCCTTTTGGCATGCAAGTCGATATTGTATCAAGCATGTTTACCGATAGCCTTCTTTCTGATAATACTTATCGGGGATTAGGTCACATAGAATTAGTGGCTAATATTACAGATAAAAATGCAGTTGAAAAACTATTAGACGGTCGATACATTACTGGATCCATTGGAGCTAGTACTGATAAGGCCGTTTGTTCTATCTGTAAATCGGATTGGACCAAAGAAGGTCCTTGCGATCACAAGCCAGGTGCGGTATATGATTCAGCAAAATGTTTTATTATTGCTGGAGAGCTGGTATATGACGAATATTCATTTGTAAATGTCCCCGCAGATAAACACTCTAAAGTGTTAGAGTTAAATTATAATGGTTTGCAAGATCAAATTGAAATTGCAAATGATTATGAGGGGCGTCTTTACGAGGTAAAACTAAGTTTTCCTCAATACGATTCCAAAGACAAGGAGAAACAAGCAGTGTCAGAGCAATTACCTGTAGACATCAAAGATTCGGCCACTGTTGATCCCCAAGTTGAAGCTTCTACCGTGGAAGATACCATGGTAGCAAGTGATCCTACAGTAGAGGAGGCTTCTACAGAGGAAGTGCAAGTAACAGATAATCTTGTAGAAGATTTGGAAACTGCAGTTTCTTCTGAAGAAGTCAATGAAATTACTGATGGGTCATTTGAGGATTTAACAGCAAAGATTCTTGATGGAATCAAACCAACTGATGAGAATGAACAGAAGCTTTATGACTATGTTTGGGAAGAAGTGGAACAAGCAATTAAAAATGGGGAGCTTCCAGAAGAAGTTAAGGATGCTAAACTCTCTGCTGAGCAGAGAAACAAGTTAGCAAAATCAACTTTTTGTGGCCCTCTTCGTTCTTTCCCTGTTACTGACGGTGCGCATGCACTAGCAGTTATTCGTTTACTTGATAAGTATAACGAAGAAGCGACAGAGAAGATGCTTGCCACTGCAAAACGCAAAGCGAAAGCCTTGGGTTTCACCCTAAATGTAGAAGATAAACTTACTGTTGAGGATCAAAAGATCAGTAGAGCTGATGTAATGAGTCAGCTACTTCAAGTTTTCGAACAAGAGAACTTTCACGTAGACGATAGCGTCGAGGTCCTAATTGAGGATAAGAGCACGTTGAAACAATTGGTAGCAAAACTATCAACTGTTGTTGGTGCAGAATTCCTGCAAGATGCGTTTAATGAAAATGGATTAGTTTCCGATTCAGAAGGACAGCTTATGCAAGAAATTGAAAAACTGGAAATTGTAGCAGGAGATCTTAGAGATCAACTCGCTGCAATCCGTAAGGAGTACAATTCTTTATTCCAAGACATGGAAGCTCTTCAAGATGCTCGTATCGAAGATATCTCTAGTCTCCGCAAGGTGAAAGAGAATTACCTATCAACACTAGTTAATCTAGAAGAGAAAGAAGTTAAGGAAAGAGATTATACTGAATTTACAGATTCCAGTTTGGATTCTGAATTGAATAGGATCGTTGGCTCAGTAAGCTTAGAAAAGATTACTGATAAACTAACTGACGGCCTATCGCGTATCCCTACAGAAACTGTAGAGGATCCAATTGGTGTCCAGGAGACTGGGCAATTTAACGTATCTGTGGAAGATCTTGCTAAAATTGAAGAGCACTATATGTACTTAAGGTTAGGTAAGAGTGAGGCAGCGGCTGAATCCTATCTCTCTCAAATGAGAGCAGAAGGAAAGCTTCCAGAGAAAGAACATAATTAAAAACGGAGGAGAAACTTATGGGTTTTGATAGTTTAGGGCGTTATTCGCCTACACACAAATCTTGGGATCATGTTGGAAATATGATTCCAGTCGTAGAGCACTCCGAAGGTGTTCGACCACATGGGGAATTCAAGCCAGCAGCTTGGCTCCCTGTCCAATTCTTTGATAAGTATTACGAAGAATATTTTGTGGTCATGCCGGGTAAAGTGCTTGCATTCGACAATGACGGGAGAGTATGTCCCGCACAATATGCTACAACAGGTGTAACTTACACCGCAAATGATGTAGCAGCAGGAACAATTGACGTTACTACAGGTAACCCTGTAGCCGCACCAGTAGTTCATGCAGCCGGATCTGTTGCCAACTTCATGGGAAGAACAGGCGAGGCAATGGCAGTTAGTAAGCCAGCGGGGGTTGCCCCATATGCTTATTGGCAGTGGGCAGGAGATGGTTCATCACTAGATGATGGCTTTAATCCTTCTGCTTATCGTCAGCATAACCACAATCTTCAGCACAGAGTTGCAATTCTTTGTGACTACGTATTGGAGCTACCTTTGGTTCCCGCATCCCAGGTAGCTGAAGATGCTGGAGCTGAAACTCATGCAGGTAATGTAAGTACTTTTGCAGCTCCTGATTTAATGTCAGATTCCGCCAATAGCGGGGCGGATCCACTATTGCCTCTAGCATCTAATACAGTAAGAACTCCAATTACCTTTAGCGGTGCAGCTGCTACAGGTAACTTTCTAGTTCAAAAAGATACTGTAGCAGAAGTTCTGTCTTTGGGCGATTGGCACATTGACTTAGCTACTGGTGTAGTTAGTGTTTTTGCTGCTGCAGCTATTAACGGAGGCAGCACTCTTAAGATTGCTTACTTTCACTATGGCACAGCTGTTACAGGAGCCAGTGTATTTGCTGCTGCTTCAGGTAACTTGAAGGCTGGTGACTTCGTTGTCACTGATGCTGATTCAAACTATGTAGCTGCAGGCAATGTCGATTTTAGAGACATTGTTGGTCAGGTTATTGAAGTAGAAAATGCAGATAAAGACGCTCTTGGCATGGTCAAGACCGCATACAATCCACCTTTAGGCACTGATGCAAGTGGTAGCTCTCCGGGCTACGCTGGTCAAATGGATCAAATGCCAGGTTCTGCAACCGGTGGCGTATCAGATAAAGTCCATTACGCAGGTGCTGCTGACTTAGTTGTTCGCATCAACCTGGTATCGCGATAAGGAGGAATTGAAAGATGACAATTGAAATCAAAGACGCAAAACAATTTGAATATCTCTGGAAAAATAACGGAAATCTTCAGGATGGACAGCGTGTAAAATTAAATGATGCTCTCTCTGTTCCCAATGCGCCAATGTTAATGCCTAAGGTTATTAGCAATATCGTAAAGGAAGCTGCAGAGCCTCTCTTAGTAGGTACAAGCCTACTCCAAAGAATTAACTATTCTTATGGACAAACTATTACTTTCCCA